ATGGCCATAAGGTAGTAGCTTTCTTGCACTATGTATTAAGTGTCGAGTTTATAAAGAATATCCCTTATCTAACGAACTATTTACAAAAAGGAGATACCAAATGATTGAAGTATTGGAGTTTATTTTTCAAGATTTTTGGCATTGGCTAGGAACAGCCATTTTGATAGCTATCATTTTCCGTGTCAATTTGGTAAAGATTGGCCCAATAACAAAGAACAAGGAGGAGAAGAAATGAAGAAAATTGATGCAATTATCATCCATTGTTCGGCCACACGTGCCGGACAGGATTTACGAGCCAAAGATATTGACCGGATGCACCGGGCTCGGGGATTCAATCAGATCGGTTATAACTTCGTCATTGACCTTGACGGAATGGTAGAAGAGGGTAGACCTTTAACGATTGACGGAGCTCATTGCAATACGAAAGGATTTAGTGATTCATCCTATAACAGACATTCCATTGGCATCTGTTATATCGGCGGTCTGGACGCATCCGGAAAGGCGGCAGATACACGAACGATTGCTCAAAAAACTAGTTTGCGGCAATTAGTAGCGAAACTCTGTACGGAGTATCCCATTATTGAAGTGCTCGGACACCGGGATACTTCGCCGGATCTGGATAACAGCGGCGAAGTAGAGCCGGCAGAATATATCAAAGCGTGTCCCTGTTTTGATGTACGTTCTGAGTTTACCAACTTCTTACGTAATACAGTGATCCGACCATGAAACGGCTAATATACATTATCATATTGCTGACGTCAGCAATATGGTTTTCATCCTGTCGGAGTCCTCAGTATGTTCCGGTAGAGACCAAAATACAACTAAAAGATTCGGTAATAACGAGAGATTCGGTTGTAATCAAAGAACAGACGGTTCGGAAAGACTCAGTTGTAATAAAGGATTCTACGGTAATCGTAGTCGATGAATCTGGAAATGTTATCCGGACCGAATTATATAGGTATCGTGACTGGTACAAGGAACTGTCACGCGATTACTCTATGTTGCAGGCAAAGTATGATTCTCTTTTTAGCGAGAAGCAGAAGGTAGTACAAGTCCCTTATCCAGTTGAACGTGAACTTTCCTGGTGGCAATCTGTTAGGTTACAGGTCGGAGAAATAGCCATAGGAGTAATTATAGGTTTGATCATTATAGTTGTTTGGCTAATTCGACGAAGGGAATAACTACTAAAAAAATAACACTAAGATTCATAATAAAAAAACTTTGGATGCCTCGGCTTGTGATAAGTCGGGGTATTTTTATATTTATCTGTATCACCTACTACATTCCTATTAAAAAAGATATTTCTTTAGTTCTTCAATTGCTTGTGATGCACTTCGGACTACTACATACTTATTGCGGCATAATTCCGCTTGTTTTTGAAATTCTTTTTGATGATCTGACTGTTTCCCTGTCTTAATCTTGAACTCTAAACAGAGCGAAGCAAATCCTTTTTTCGGTATGAGTACGATTACATCGGAAACTCCGGGCTTTACTCCTTGACGTTTAAGGTTAGCGGCTTCCCTAACATGACGACTTCCACCATTCGGAACGGCAAATATAAGTTTGTCAGGTATATTAGGGAAATATAGAGGAAGAAGTTTAAAGAACTCTGTTTGTATGCGAGCTTCCTCATTATTATGTACTTCTTTAGAACGTGAAGGATTACGCTGATTGGCATAGCAATTATAACACATAAAACCGGTATCGGTTTTAATAACCGATACCGATTCCTTTCCACATAAAATGCACTTTTCTTTATCCATTTTTAATATTACTTTCTAAAAAACATATCACCTGAAATGGAACGGGCTGTATCATCACCAGTTAAGCGAATGTACCGGAAGAAGTTCTGTTCCGTCCGGTGACCGGTAAGTTTCATTATTTCTAGTGTCTTCATCCGGCCGGTAAGATACATATTCGTTGCCGCACTTCTTCTCGCTGTATGACTACTTATCAACTCCCATTTTTCACGAGTAACAGTAAACAGCTTTCCACCTTTGGTATAAGAAAAAGTAATTGGATCGTTAAGCCCGATTTCTTTCATTATCACTTTCAAATACTTGTTGAAGTACTGGATGCACAAACCACAAGGAACCTGATCACTATACTTTGCGAATATCTCTTTTACATAATCATGTGCCGGGACCTTGACATCCACATTGGTTTTCTTTGTTCGGATCATAATATAGTTATTTATAAAGTTTTGACTTGTCAACCTTGAATAGTCGGAATAACGCAAAGCAGTAAGGCATCCCAATACAAACATGTCTCTAATTCTCTCCTTTGCTTTCCGCTTATCCTGCCCTACAAACTTGTAGTAGTAGATACGGGTAATCTCATTCATTGAAAGAAATACTGCATTCGTAGGCTCACATTTCAAATCAATTTCATCATAAGTAACATCTACTGCATAATTGTATTGCGAAGCTCTACGAATAAGAGTCTGTATTTTTAGAATATATCCTACAATGGTATTATGTCGTAACCCGCAATCTTCAAGATAGACTATGAAATCATCAAGAAATTCAGCCGTTACCGAGTTGGTGAATATGTCACAATCAAACTCTAATGAGAAGTTATCTATGTGTTTTATTATCGCATCATAAACGGTTGCATAGTGTTCAGACTTACGTCTGCTGCGCTTTTCAAGTACTTCCTGGATGAAGTCGGTGAAGAATATTCCCTCCAAAGGCTTCTCCTGACGAAAGTGATTAATATAGTCCTTTCTCGCTGTGCGGATCTGGACCGGTTGTGATAATTGTAATGCTTTGGTCGTATCATTTTAAAGGGTTAATAATTATTCTTCGTTAAACTTCGGGATAGGCATCCAATAATCAGGAGCTATTCCGTTTTCCCATCTATATTCTTTGTTATATCCCCAATACCGGCAGATGTAATAATCATAGTCACCATATGAGTTTTGAATTGCTCCTAGCACATCTATACTACCATATTCATTACCATCTATTGCTTCTATAACAGGGATAGGAACCCTATCTTTTACACTGATCCAAGGAGATTGCTTGGTTCCCTCTACAAAACCTTTCGCATATACTTGTCGAAGATAAACCTCAATCACATGCGGCTGATTTATTCTGTTTGCCAACTGGCTTACTATATCTTTTAGCTTCATTTGTATTTTGTTAAAAGCCTCATGATGGGTGAACATCTATTTAATTGCCGGATTCCTACCGGTCCATCCGTTATTGGCTCGTTTTTATTCTGTTTTGAATGAGTTATACTCCAATTATCTCATCATTGATACGAAATATACTATCACTCACAAAATCGTATATCTTATACATAAGTTCCGGTTCTTCCTTTTTCGGGGAATAAACCATTACCCTTTTACCGGTACCTTTCATCCATCCTGCTTCTGTATTAGCTGACCGCCCACAAGGAAGAACCATAACACAGACATCCGCCCACTTCATGCCGTTAAAATCTGAATCAAATCCTTTTTGTGCAATCGGATGATTAAGAGCTTCACGATATTGCTCTGTTGTCCAGTTCTGCCAGTTAGGGTCTATATCAGACCATTGAAAGCCACCATTACCATGAGGGGGATTTTTAAAATCGTAAACCTCATGTCCTAAATCACGGAGAATATCTACAACGTCCTGTTGAAATACATTTCTCCAACTGCTTGCTACATAAATTTTTGCCATACACTATAATTTTTATTTTAAAATTATTATTTTTGTATCGTTGTTGTACTTGTGGCCGAATGGATAAGCTCCATCTGACAAATGGATATGTAGGTTCAAATCCTTCCAAGTACGATTATTGTCAAATTAAATATTGATAAAAATATGACACCAGTACTATTAGCTATAGCAGCTGGGGTTATTTCAAATTTATTATCAGATTATATTACCAAAAAATATCAGAAAACAACCCCGGCAATAATATACAACATCACCAATATAAACTATTATGGAGACGTTCAAAACGTTTATCTTGGTAGGGCTGAAAAATAATTTTTTGGAAGGAGCGGGTTTTCCCGCTCCCTTTTTTATTCATTTCTGTTTTGTATTGAGGGTCATTCATCATCGAACTCTTCATCACCCGGCTTGGATATCTTGCCATATTGCATCAGATATTCAACTGCAAGACTATTACACATGTGGCTTGCCTCTAATAGATTTACGTTTGTTTCTCCAAACAGTGTTTTGAAAATCCGACAATTTGCGTGCATTAATGCCATTCCAAATTCAACACTATTCACTTCTCTGTCACCTAAGTAATTTTCACAGTCTTCTTCTTGAAACATCTCAAAAATCTGTGCTGTGAGCATAGCAGAGTATTGAAGTATTCTTTTCTGTTTTTCATCCATAGTCTTATTCATTATTATTCTTGTTCTGGATATCACTTTTGGCAATCCAACCAATTCAAAGCACTCTGTAAGCTATTAGTATAATTGGCGTTATAAATATAAGAGACTTCTTCGCCCTGCCTATATTCACGATCATTGTCTGTTTCGCCTAGAATAAACTCCATATTGGTAGTTCCTAACCTAAACACACCTATACAGTAGGTTACACCTTCACGTTTCTTACTCTTTTTGAGTCCTAATAGAAAAATTCCTTGTTTTTCTGACATAATATTATTCCTTTTTTAATTGTTTTACTCTAAATAAAAGTGTCCGAACTTAGATACCGCCCGGACACAAAAAAGGCGGTGAGATTGAACTTACCGCCTAACTTTAGTATCAAAAATTTTAATTATTTCTTTGTATTACCAGATGGTTTGCTTTTATTATCATTACTTTTAATAAAAATAGAAGCTACGGATACAAGTGTGCTAGCACCCATAATCCCAGCAAACCAAGGTTTGTCTAAATAGAGAGCATAACCAGCAAGAGCTATCATTACAACTATAGCGAGAAATGCGAAAAACATTCCCCACCAGTTCATTCTTCCATCTCTTCTATCAGCTTTTCTAATCATATTCAATTTGTTGCTATCCATTTTATGCCGATGATCTTGCTCTTTTACAGAGGCATTAATAAGATAATCGACAATTCTAGGATCAATATTCTTATATGCGGCTAATTCTTGAGGTGAAGGTAGGCAATTGTCATCAACAGTATAAGTCTGTTCTAATTGTTTTCCAACTCCATCGCCTGTTGCAACTTGCGTTTCCCGCTGTTTTAGTTCTTGCTTACCCATTGTTTAATACAATTTCATTAAAAGATCTACGCACATCCCCTTCAACATTTTTTCTGTCTTCCATAAGATTCCTCTTATCATCATTCCTATTTCTGTCTTTTTCCAGAATTTCTTTCCTAATTTCAGAAATAGCTTCGGAGTTCTGCTTATAATGCCCTTGAGAGGCATCACGAAATGTAGAAGCTCCATTTTTAATAAAACGTCCTACTTCCTTTAATATGCACATACTTACCTCCATATTTAAATTACAATGCAAATATAAAAATAAAACAGCAAATTAGATGTTTTGTTTCCAAGATTATGCACTTTATTAACCATAAAGTCACATTTTCTCAAAAAAATTAATCGGTAAATCCAATACGTCAAAGATCAACAACCGAATTTAGAAGGCTCGGTTTACCTCATTTCTAAATTGTTTTGAATTATTCTTCGTCGTCATAGTCTGAATCAAAGATGCGAGCAACCATATCGACAATATTTTCTTCTATATCCTCGGTAGAACCTGTTACAGCATTAGCGATATTTTTCTTCTCTTGAATTATTCGATAAACCTTTTCGTCAATAGTGCGTCGGCCAAGGAAGTAGTAACAGGTAACAGAGTCCTTTTGCCCTATACGGTGTGCCCGGTCTTCGCACTGACAACAATCGGCGTATGTCCAAGGGAACTCAACAAAAGCGACATTACTTGATGCAGTAAGCGTTAAGCCAACTCCAGCCGCTTTAATAGAGCAAATAATAATATCTGTCTTAGGATTATTCTGGAAGGCATCAACCGCTCTTTGCTTCATGTCCGGTGATTCTCTACCTGTTACAGATACAGCCGTGGGGAAGTAACGTTTCAATTGATCTACAACTTCATGAAGCGAACAAAAGAGAATTATCTTCTTTCCATTCTCTCGGAAGTCTTTCACAAATTCAATAACATCGCGTACTTTTCCACGTGCGGAGATCTGCCGTAGAATATTGATACGTACCATGACTTCCCCTCGCAGAGCCTTTTCAATCTTTTCATCGTCGGCATCCTTATATTTCTGTAGATACATAATAAGATCACGCTCTGCATCCATATACTCCTTACGATTAGTAATTTCACATGTATTTACCTGGCGTATCTTATCTGGAAGATCTGTAAGGACGAGAGACTTTTCACGACGAAACATACAATATTTCCATAAATTGAAGTTCAATTCTTTCAAATTCGATGCTTCTCTTTGTCCGGAGCAGTACCGGTTAACAAATGGTTTGTAGCCACCGAAATCATCCATACGGTTTAGAATTGCCAGCTGTGGAATCAAATCTTTAGGCCGATTTACTACCGGTGTTCCTGTAAGCTCTATCACCCATTCTTTACCTGTACAAATACCCTTGCAAAACTTTGCCTGTTGAGTAGATGCAGACTTACAGCGATGGCTTTCATCAATGATAACAGACTTGAATAAATTGATTGAGTTTCTAAATTCCACATCGCGCAGCGTCCAGCCTTCGGCTTTCTTTATGCGTTGTACGAAGTATTTCTTTAGTGATTCATAGTTTACGATAAAGACTTGATGCATTCCTGTTTGATAAAAGAAGGTCCATGTATCACGTACTTTATCTGTGAGTACCATTGCTTTTTTATCCGTAAACTTCTCCCATTCCCGTTGCCAGTTGATTTTCAATGATGATGGGCAAATGACAAGACAGGGAAAAGCGTTCGCTAGATTGATGGTAGCAATACTTTGTAATGTCTTTCCGAGTCCTGGTTCATCGCAGTTCATGAAGCGCTTTAGCTCCAATCCCCGGGCAATACCTTTGAGTTGATAGGGATAAGGCTGAATTTTTAAGCTATGCGGAATTGTTAGATCTGGAAGTTCCGGAACATCATAAGCAATATCTTCCTCTTTCTTTGTAGTTCCGCTCACCCAATTTATATTTTCAAACTGCTGTATCTGATAAATCATTCTTTCAAGATCAACTCTACTCCGTGTAGGTACTATCCAAACTTTTCTAGCACCGTCAAAACGTCTTCCAGGAATCTGCCTGATCCGATCTACGATAGAAGGTTTATACTTGAAAGATAATTCAAAATTATCTCCTTTTAATTCGATATTCATGATTTAGAGTATTTTGTAGGGGGGGGATTATCCCCCCTATAGTGATTGGTGTTATGCAGTTTCATCTAAAGGAACTGGAGCTTCTATTTGCTTCTTTCGCCCTCTTTTTTTAGGTTTATCTTCAATTATAACGGCTTCCTCCGGTTCGTCAGTATCAAAATCAAGACGTTCCTGTCTGACTCCCCATTTCTCTTCAAACAGATAACTCTCAACTTCTGCGTCACAAGCTGCCGCATCAATGCTCAATTCTTCATAGTAAGGATAGTCTGCATCAAGGAGAGGTACGAAGATTTTCAGATCAACAACCTTGCCGGACTGAAGTAATTTAGCTCCCATAATAGTAATTCCGGAAACACCATCGACACTATCGTTTGCATAGCCTGTTATGATGTAATTTTCAAGAATCTCTGAATAGCCAGGAGACGTAAAACTATCCTTATTAATATTGGCAGCTTCCGGCTGTTCGCACAATACGACAAGATGTAATTTAAGACGATTAAATGTCTCTCTTAAGTCACTATGAATGATCTGATCGCAGTTCTTGCTAATTACATTCGTGTAGTTTGCTTCCGAAAAACGTTCATTGTACACTACATTCAAGCGGTCCTTTTTAATAATCGCTTTCTTGATTTCATTTTTTGCTTGTTCCATAATCTTCTTTAGTTGATAAAGTGATAATACTAAACGTTGATACAACTCCCATTACAGCAGCCGTAGTTATTTCTCTAGTTGTAGCATCTTCTCTTTGAGAGAAAGATAATGCCGTAAACAGACCGATAACGGATATTCCGATTGTGACTCTTCTTAGATTTTTCATGATAATTACTTTTTGTTGTTAAACATTCCGGACATTTGCATTTCTGCCTTAGCTTTACTTATTACAGTTACACACCACGATAATTGATGTGTTGCCGTCCGGTTGCAACGTTCGCACCAATCAACTAAGTATCTCTCTTCCCGACATAAAGAATTGACTAGAGCATTTATCGCTGTTGCTGTTGCTTTCGCACTTTTTGCCGTATCTACAAGCGTCTGCATGACCTCGGATTTCATTGCCTCATTGAGCCAATATTTTGAATCTGCGAGCAATTTGCCGGAACGAGCAACATATACAGCTAAGTCATTGCCGCGTTGTACAGCTTCTGTTACATCTTCGCTCATAGTTATATTAAGGAATGAATCTATATTGGTTAATTCAGCCAATATTTGTTCTTTTGATGTAATAAGTAAATTCATATTGTTTTATGGTAAAATATAATCAGACCATTAATTGCCACCACTTAAAAGCAAGGTCCTCGTATTTCTCTTTTCCTCTGATGTATGAAGGGTGTTTCCGGTCAGTGATAAAATGCTTGAAGATTCTACAATTCTTCTTGCTGATAGCATAAATAAAATCTTGTTGGCTACCGGCTATATCCATATACCATGCCCGGGAGCGGTCCCAGTCAAAGAAATCTATCGCTTCATCGAATTGTGCCTGAGATTCTGCGAAGGTCGTTTTTAAATCCCCCCCAAAGTTGAAAGAAGACAACCACCAGTCCCATTTACACCGTGTATCGAGATGATAAACGAAGTCCCCATAAAAGAACTCTTGTTGTTTGTTAACCATAAACTTTTGTGTATCGGACTGTGCCAAAACGACAGCAAGAAATTGATCCTTTTCTGCTTCCTTCCGGAGAGCCTTACGCATTTCAAGCCCTAGTTCAAATTCGTCTTTCGTATACACGTAATCGTCTACCATTAACTTGTCATATCTTACACGCTCGTTTTCTGTAATAAGAGCATCTACAAGAGTTCCAAACTTGAATGCCTTCTCTTTATCCCCGTATTGAGCACGGGGATAAAGATAGTTCTTAAGCTCTGTCAGATCTGAATTACTGACCTCCGGACGAGAGTAATATGAATCAGGATTTGACATGGCTATTTGGCTTTTACATCTGCTTCATATCGGATGAATTTTGATTCGATATGCTTTTGATCTTTACCGTTCGCCTGCTTCTCGCAATAAGTAATCATCTTTTTAAAGATTTTCTCCAGTTCTTCAACAGGCAACGTTTGACCTTCGTTTATCCACCACATCTGGAATATTTCTAAATATCCCTGCTGATGAAGTATAACAATCTTTTCTTTCACCTTGGCGTTAGTCGGTGGAGGAGCAATAGAAGCGGCAGCTTCCATAAAAAGACTACCAATAGAGCTTTGTTGTGCCTTCAGTGCAGCCTCTTGTTTTGCTGCTTCTTCCTCCTTTTTCAACTCTTCCATTCTTTTGGCTGCAGCTTCTTTTTCACGTTGTTTACGCAATTCTTCCGCTTTGGCAGCTTCCTCTGCATTAGCGAGACGAAGTTGTTCCAGTTCTGCAAGTTCCTTGCGTTTAGAGGAAACACGGTCGGTAAGGTCTTGCTTAACGCTTACAATCTTTGCCTTATACTGTTGAGCGTATTGCTCATATTTGCCCTCTAGAACCTCTCGGCGAATCTCCTTTTTTGTTTCTTGACTAATATAGTAAGTCGCAGAATCCGCACTAAACTTATCAAAATGAGATTTGGGATAATCGGTCTGAAAAACTGTGATTCCTATAACTTCACGATCGAAGTTTTCATAAGTCAAGTTGGAAAATATTCCCTGCAATTCAGAAACTTTACTTGAAAGATATTGGTTGAAATAAGAAAGAAGGCTATCCCCTATTATCTGTCGATAGTTTGCTTTCTCTGTTTCAATTCTAGCTCTCTGTTCCGCTTCTCTCTTTCTTTTCTGTTCTTCTTCGTATTTAAACTTGGCATACTCATTGCGCTTTATCACAAGCTTTCCGGGAATTGTTGAAGGATCCTTAGGATCAATTTGTTTTTCTTGGGAGGTGAAAAAGGAACGTATTCTATCAAATATCTGCGTAATAGGTTTACGACGTTCATCCATATTTTTGAGTGTTACGCTAACCTTTTTCAAGTAGTCGGCTGTAGCCTGATCTATTGTTTCATTCATACCTTCTCCTTCGATAGTGTCAAGGAGAGCTTGCCCAGCTTCATTACACTTTTTGACAGAATTTGTATTCTTCCCCATTATATCTGGAAAAGATGACAGAATATTTTTTGCTTCGTCTATTTTGATTAACTCTGTTGCCATATTATTTATTTTAATCGGTTAGTAAGTATTAGAATCCACCGTCTTCATCATCATCGGAGACTGGCACCTGTACAGGTTCTGGAGCTTCCAGTTGTTTTTCTTCACCGAAAGGAATATTAGGATTATCCACAGCCTGAACGGGTTCATTAACCTTATCTTCATCCACCAAGCCATAGTCGATAATTTCTTCCTCTTCTTGATCCGAATCCATAATAGTAAACTTACCTGTACGCACTTTAGGATAAGCATCAAACGCATGTTTGATCATCTTATTCTCAAGGAACCCAGGATCAATGCTTCCATTATTCGAAGTATAGAGTGCATTGGCTTTACCCAATTCACGTCTTTTAGTTTGATCGTTCCACTTCGAATTTGCTTTTTCACTATAATGTTTCAATCGTTCGATATCACCTTCCATTAACCATTGATAATCTACCGAGTTGTCATTTCGTACAATACGAATGAATGCAGCAATAACTTTGGTTGAAGTACGGGGACATTGTGCTTCATACTCGATATTCTTTATACCATTAACTAAGGATGCTTTAAAATGATCTCCCTCATATACAACGACTGGATTATCCGCATACTTGATTTGCCCGGCACGCATACGCATTGTCAGTTCGCCATACCCTGTAACTGAAACATAGGCACGTTTTTCATAAATATCATATCCTTGTGCGTTCTTGTGTCCGGTTTTACTGCTTCTGCTAAGTATATAGCAAAGTGGATGTCCTGTTTGATCTAATGTAAGACCGTTGACTGCTATATCAAGAAAACAGCCATATAGAGACATCTTTGTCGAATCTGCCAAATCAGGATTATCACGGAGAAGTTTTTGAAAGTTGAATACTTCTTTATGATACATTTGCTCACCCTTATCTGTTCCCCAGATGGCATTATACATTTGAACGAATTTTGCCTGTACATTTTCACTTTCGACAATTTTCGTTGCTGGAAGCGCATTTAGCTCTTCCACTTTTACTTCAATAATTTTACTCATAATTGTTTAAATATTAGCGTTTTATTAATCTCCTTGATATACTCCACGTCTATATTCCTCCATTAAAAGAATATCTTCGGCCGTGGGCTCTATGCTTATATCTTTTTTATCAGGTTTAATCTCTACAGGAGTAGGAACATAATTCTTTTTCTGTTCTTCTCTTTCTGCAATCTGCTTTCCGATACTGTCTTGCAGAGCCTGTAACACTTCTGATGATTTCGGTATATATCTCATACAGCGATCTGCATTAATTGTTTGATAATGTTATCCGGAACTTTATTATGCAAATCCATCATTGCACTGGCTGTTTCCAATTCGGATCGTTTCACATAATATTTTCCTCTTTCCTTATTATTTGCCGGATAAAACTTAATCCAGGCTTTTTCGCGCCACTCTTTTATTAGGCGTTTTCCGTATATTTCTTCCGCTTGTGATATCGTTACTACTTCGGGGAGTAGTCCCAGCATCGTTAGCGTTTGCACCGTCCCAATTTTAATGCATCGGGCGACCATCATTTCGAAGCAATTTTCCATAATCTCTAATTAGGCTGTTTCTTTGTTTTACTTTTGAATGGTGTTGAGCTTTTA